CCTGCGGCACGAGGATGCCGACGCAGTGACAGATGGCCGACAGCTCGCGCTCGGCAATGCTCACCGCGGTCGCGTTGGGGTTGACCAGGTTCAGGCGCGACCAGAGTTTGCGCCCTTCGTACTGCCCACCGACCACATCAAAGGTCAGTTGCAGGTATTGGCCAGTCCCGGCTTTGGTGTCTTTCATTTCCGATGCCGAAATGATGGCTTCGTAACGACCCGGCGGCAGGGCGTCGAACGACTGTTGCGGTTGTACTTCTGCTGCATTGAAATTTAAAGCGGCCATGATTTATTTCCCTTTGGTTTGGTTAGTTGGTTCGGTTGTGGTCGTCATTGCTTCTGCCAGAGTTGACCATTCCAACGGCAGTGTATCGGGTAGGCTGTAGCGGTTCTTCGCAAGGTAGGCCGGTTTCTCGCTAGTGTGCAGCAGGCGCTCGCCGGTGCTGATCCCGCGGCTTACTTTGTTATTGAAACCAACGTCGCTGGATTTGACGATCGTCTTGTAATTAGCAAAACCAACAATGTCACACCACTCTTGCACAAGTGCCGATGACCTGGCTTGCAGCTTGGGCTGGTAACGCTCATACGGCTCGACTTCAGGGCTGTCGAAACGCTTGATCTCGCAGTGCGCCAGCAGGATAGACGCCATGCCCATGCTACGCAGGGCGGTCAGATCCTCCAGCACCTTGCGCCAGAGGTCGGCGGCGATCACGGCGCCTTTGCCGTAGGCCAGATCCTTAGCTTCATACTGGCTATTGATTTGTTCCCATATCAGGTTGTCCAGCCAATCGAGCGAGTCGATCACCACCGTTTGGAAGTCGTGTTCGCCTTTCAAGGAAGCCAAAGCCTCCTGAACATCTTTGTAGCTTTTGGCAACAGGAAAGTGATCCGCTTCCAAGCGCCCGAGGCCATCTTCGGTCAGTATGAAAATGGGGTTGGGGGCGCTGGCGCCGAAGGTCGTCTTGCCCAGCCCATGCGGGCCGTAGACCATGATGCGCGGCGGTTGGATGCTGGTGTTTCTGCTGATTGCCTGTAAGTTTATAGCCATGATTCCTCCGGTTAAAAGCTGAAAAGTAATACGATGAAAATCCAACCTGCTACGACTGTTGCTACGACGCACGAGGCGGCGCCTAGTATTTCAAAAGTATTCATATCTGCCCCCGATCGTTGGCCATTTCTTGCGCCAGCTCCTCGACCATATCGGTGTCAGCATAATGAGACTTGAGCATCTGTTCGACTTGGGTATACAGGCGCTCGATGCGGGGTTGCAGTGCTTGTTTGTTAGTGCTCAAGACTGCGACCACCAGTTCAAAGGCGTAGCTGGTATCCAGATGGTCTGCAATAAACTCGTAGAGGTCTACTCGTGCCTTGCCGCTACGCGGGAAATGACCGTAGTCCATCGTTGCTTCAACGATGTCGGTGAGAGCGTCGGAGCGGTCGCGCTCGCTCACTATCGCTTGCGCTCGGTTCAGCGGGTAGCAACGCGGGCAATCTTCTGCTCCGCAGTTGCAGCGTTCAGGGGCGCTCATGCTGCCACCTTGCAGAAATTCTCTGCATCTTTGCGATTGCAAAAATAAGCAACTGCATTGCCGCTTGCAGTGCGAACCAAAAAACAGAATTTTGGGCGGTTGTCCCATGTAATGATGAATTTCATTTTGTTTCCTTTTGGTTGGTAGGTCGGTTGGGTGCGCCCCCGAAGGGGCGCGATCGGTTAGCGTTTGCCGCGGGAAAAAATCAAATCGCCATCAGCGGCGCGGAACAAAATATTTTTTGCGATGTTAAGAGTTTTGCGGGCGCCTTCGCTGTCGTTGTTTTGTAATTGTTCTTGAGCATCTGACATGAGGCCGGCGATTATCATGCTGGCGCCGCAGCCCTGATAAGTAATCGTTTCGGCAAGACGTTCAACATACTGATCAATGTCAAATACGCCGTACATTTTGAGGTTGCGTTCTTGCTGTGATGAGGCCATTTTGTTTCCTTTAGGTCGGTTGGTCGGTTGTTTTGCTGCACCTGCTGAAACGGATAGTGCCTACATGTTTACGCCGTGTCAACAACAATATTCAAATTATTTGTGGTATTGTGCGATTCTTGTCATTTAGTCAATAGAAGGTTATATATGTACATAATGGTGAAAGATGCAGCCGCGAGGCTAAAAGTCAGCCGACAGTGGGTCAATACCTTGATAAATAACGGGAAAATCTCTACTGCTATCCTGGCCGGTCGGCGGGTTGTTATCGCTGACAAGGCGTTCCAGGCGCTGGAGCGAGGGCGACGGAAGGTGGGGAAGTGAATGAGCTGGCTCTTTTCGCGGGCGCTGGTGGAGGAATACTCGGCGGCAAGCTGCTTGGCTGGCGAACCGTTTGTGCAGTCGAATGGGAACCGTATCCCGCGAGCGTATTGTGCGCCCGACAAAATGACGGGATTCTCCCGCCTTTCCCGATTTGGGATGACGTACGGACATTTGACGGAAATCCGTGGCGAGGAATTGTTGACGTTGTATCGGGAGGATTTCCTTGCCAGGACATCAGTGCTGCCGGACACGGTGCAGGCATTTCCGGCAGTCGATCAGGACTCTGGTCTGAAATGGCAAGGATTATTGGGGAAGTACGACCACGATACGCGTTCGTGGAAAACAGCCCAATGCTCACTTCTAGAGGACTTGGAACAGTGCTTGGAGATTTGGCCGCGCTGGGGTTTGATGCGCGATGGGGTGTCGTATCAGCAGCAGACGTTGGTGCGCCACACCTTAGAGAGAGAATCTGGATTGTGGGCTACTCCGACAACAATGGACAAACTGCCACCGAAATCAGAGGCGGCATTGCATCGGGAAGCAACAATAGCGAGGTTGGGGCGCAGCAAACCAGCAAACTTGCGCGATCAAGTGAGCAATATGAAGCGATGGCCCACAGTAACAGCGACAGCCAATCAACTGGCGCCATCAATGCAGAGCAGGTATGCGAATCCGATATTCCCAACACCGACAACGGGCGGCGGGGGCGGCGAGAGATCAGCGAAGAGGGCGGGAACGGGCAATCTAGATTTTATGGCGAGGACAAACAAATGGCCGACGCCGACAGCAAGCGATTACACGGGGGCAGGACATTCGGCGCAAGGGGGCAAAAACTTAAGGACGATGGTTGCGGAAAACAAATGGCCGACGCCAAGAGTATGCGACTACAAGGGGGGGGGGCAGCAGATGATACGCAAGGACGGGAAATCACGGATGGATCAGCTTTGCTTCAATGTGGAATATCAAGAAACTGGCCGTCTGAACCCAACGTGGGTCGAGTGGCTAATGGGGTGGCCGCTAGAGTGGACAGACTTAAAGCCATTGGAAACGGACAAGTTCCAAGAGTGGCAGCAACAGCATTCAGACTTTTAGGGGGTTTCCATGACTGAGAATGATCCAGTAGTCAAGCTGCATCCAAAGGTTCTACTGGATGCCGCACTTAAATACGCGCTCCGCGGCTTTCGTGTTCTGCCGCTTAACGGCATCCGCGCTGGAGTCTGCACTTGCGGCGACTCTGACTGCCGGTCGCCCGGCAAACATCCGCTGACCGCACACGGCGCGACCGAGGCCAGTGCCGACGAGATGACGATCCGCGGCTGGTGGAGTAAGTGGCCAACCGCCAACATCGGGCTGGCTATGGGCGACGCAGGTTGCGTGGCGCTCGATGTCGATACGCGCAACCTTGGGCATCTAAGCTGGGATGCGCTGATACATGCTAATGGCGCGCTGCCAGAGACTCCCACACAGCGCAGCGGTAACGGGTGGCACTACCTGGTCAAGATCGATGCCGAGGCCGTTAAACGCTGTCGTGGCAAGCTGGCGCAGGGTATTGACGTAAAAGCCAATGGCTATATCGTGGCTGAACCTAGCATCCATCATTCGGGGCGCCGGTATGCCTGGGACGACGGGCTTGATCTGCTGGCAGGGTTCACGCCGGCGCGGGCGCCCGTCTGGTTGGAACGCATGTTGATGGAGCCAGCCGACACAGGGGCGGCGCCGAGTTCTCCCAATCTCGGCAATTACACCTTGCCGGTGCAGCTTGCAGAGGCAGCAGACGCGCTGAAGGTGCTGGATCACGAGGATTACCATCAGTGGATCGAAGCAGGCATGGCGCTGCACGCAACTGGGCTGGGCGACCTGGCTTACCAGGTCTGGGTGGAATGGTCAGGCCAGTCGCGGAAGTTCGACCACAAGATTCAGCGGGCGAAATGGCTGTCTTTTTCAACCAAGCGTGTTGCTGGTGTGACGATTAAAACCCTATTTTCCCGCGCACAGGCGGCAGGATGGAAAAACCCCATGTCAGGCACCAGCTCGGCAACACCAGAACCGGAAGTCACAATTTCCGACCTTGAAAAGCAATTATTGGCTTTTGACGCATTTGCCGATCCATTTACTCCAATACCGCATTTCGTTGACCGCTGGATCCCGCACAACGAAGTTACCCTATTTGCCGGTCATGGCGGCAGCGGTAAATCTTATGTGGCAATGAGTTTGGCCATCCACGTTGCGCTAGGACGCCCGTTCTGCGGTTTGGACACCGTGGCCGCACCTGTTCTATTCTTCAGCGGCGAGGATGGCGCACAGGTTATTTTGCGGCGTTTTCACAGTTTATGTAAGGCGTTGTCCGTGGCGCCAGCAGAGCTGGATGACAAGCTGCTGCTCCTGGACGCATCGGATATTGACCCGGCGCTGCACCGCGACGCCCGCGGCGTGACCGAAACCAAGCTACTCGGCGCCCTGTCCGAGCTGGTCGCAAAGCGCAATATCGGGCTGGTGGTGGTCGATAACGCATCCGACACTTTTGACGATGACGAGATTAAACGCGCAAAGGTGCGCCAGTTCGTCCGCTCTTTGCGCTCCCGCATCGCTCGGCCAGGACGCGCTGTCCTGCTGTTGGCACACGTTAATAAGGTTTCTGCCATTTCAGGCAGGGAGGCGGGCAAAGAGGATTATTCAGGATCCACCGCCTGGCACAACAGTGTGCGCTCGCGCCTGTCGCTCAACGTCGAAAAGGACGAGGATTGCCTGACCATCGAGCACCAGAAGGCCAATCTAGGGCCGCGGGCAAAGCCGGTGCGCCTGCGCTGGCATGACGGTGTGCCGCTGGAGGATGGCAGTTTTACCGATGTTGGCGCCGCCGCCAATGCTGCAATTATTGCCGCCGAACGCCAGAAAGCCGCAAATCTGGCAAAAGGCATACTGGTTTCTATGCTTCAGGATTTTAATAATCGGGGCGAAACAGTAACAACGTCTAATACCGGCGGCTTTTCGGTTTGGCACCTGTTGAGCAAGCGCGCAGGGTTTCCTAAAAGCGTCAAAACGGCATCTGATTTGATGGATCTGTTGGCAGAATTACAGGCCGAGGGCCGGATATATCGGGCGGTTTTCCGCACCAAAGACCGCAAAATGCGTGAGGTTTTTGTGGTAGGAAGTGCGCCAATGCCGGACAAAAACGAAGAAAAGGATGGTAATTGATATGTTAGTGATTACTAACAAAAGTGCGCCAAAGAGGGTAAAAAGTGCGCCGCGCTCCTCCCCCCATACCCCCACACCGCGGTGCGGCGCATTGGCGCACCGCCCGCGCTGTAGTGCGCCAATGTTTAAGATGGCGCGCATTGGCGCACATTGGCGCGCATTGGCGCAATAAACATGGGGGACTACATCAATTGCAAACATTGTTCTAATGTTTTTTTTGCCGACGAAGAATGGAAAAGGATTTGCCTAAGATGTTGGATAAAACAAAAGAAACGCGCAGAAGAAAGCAGGTATCAAAATTCTTATCGCCCGCCGCCGCCGCCCAAACACAATGTCAGCAACGAATTAAAAGAAATGCTGCCGCTTTTGATTCGATTGTGCCATCCAGACCGGCACAGCAATTCTGAAACCAGCAATAAAGTGACTCAATGGCTGTTAAAACAAAGGGACAACACATGACACCAACGCAGCGCAGCATCTGGCGTGCCGAATGTCTATGCCGAATGTCTATGCCTATGCCGAATGTCTGTGCCGAATCAAAATGTCTGTGCCGAATGCCTATGCCGAATGTCGTATTAAGAGTGTGCAGCTAAGTGGGCAGCAACAGTGTGCATGTGTGCATTTTCCTGCACACTCTTATTTTAAAGGTAAAAAATGACACCAACTCAACGCAGCCTGGCAGCTCTCCGAGAACTTGGTTACCTGGTAGAGGTCGTGGAAAAGTGGAATTCGTTTACCCGAACCCGTAAGGATTTATGGGGATGGGCCGACTTGCTGGCCGTCAGGCGCGGCGAGGTGCTGGCTGTCCAAGTTACCGCCCAGGCCGTTGCTAACCGGGTTCAAAAGGTTGCTGCATCTGAAACCATCGGCAGGGTGCGCGAGGCTGGCATTCGGATTGAGGTTCACGGATGGCGTAAAAATGCAAAGGGACGGTAT